TCTTAGTGTTAATAACCCTAACTTAATCTATGTATTTATGGGTAAGAAAGCTCAAGAATGGGCAGAATCAGTACCGGAGTATTCAGAGAAGATATTTACAAGTCACCCAGCATCAGCAGCTTACAAAGAATTATTATCTTGGGACTGTAATGATGTATTTAATAAAGTAAATATGCTTACAAAAAAACAATTTAACCAAGAAATAACATGGTAACAAATGAAATGAAAAAGCTTGAAAAAGAGCAAGAAGAAGATGTAAAAATTTTTTGTGATAACTTTTATTCAAAGTATGGAACACAACCTAAAGTGCTTTATTTAAATAGAAATAACAAACTCAGACCTCTATCCCTACAAGATGTTGAGAAAATTGTTAATTTTGTAATGTATAAGAAGTTTGGTGATGTTTATACAGTAAAACAAAGAGTTAGAGATAGAGATTTAATATGTTACAGACAAGCTATGTTTTATCATCTTCACAATATGGGCTATACTTTAGTAGGTATTAGTAAATATTTTGGATTTAATCATTCAAATGTTTTACATGGTATAAACAAAATAAAAAACTTTATTGAAATTAAAGAAGAAACAACCTTAACAATACTAAAAGAAATAGAAGATGGCTTTAAAGAAACAGATGAACTTGTTGATATTATTCAACAACATGACAGAGGAGAAACTAACTCCTAACCAATTTTACCTACTTTATTGCATTCATTATAGTATAGCTCCTCCTAATATCAATGTTCATCAAGAACTAAGATTATTAATACAAGATGCCTGGCTTACACAAAATGATAAACTTTATCTTTTAGAACCTAAAAGTATGAGTTTAATCAGTAAGATGGAATCTTATTTTGCAGTACAGCTTAAGAAGTCTGATAACTCAATTATGGGTGATGACTTTGATGCTAATGCAGAAAAGTATAATACTTTATTTCCTAGAATGAAACTAGGTAGTAACAAGCCTGCTAGAGCCCCAATCAAAGAGATTATTACTTCTTTTAGATGGTTCTTTACAGAGCATGATTATGCTTGGGATGTAATATTAGATGCAACTGAGTTATATCTTGAGGCTGAAGAAGCTAAAGGATATAAATACACCAGAACTTCTAAATATTTCATTAGAAAGCAAGAATCTGATAAGTCATGGTCATCTGATTTAGCTGCTTATTGTGATTTAGTACTTAATGGTGAAGAGTTCAAAGAACCAATCTTTACTGAAAAAGTATTTGGTAAATAATGCAATTGATAATCAAGTACTTGTAAAAAAGTATTTGAAATATTAAAGTTTTTAAGTAAGTTTGCTTAAAGAAAAAAAACCAACAAATAATCAAAATACATGGCAAAAGTTAGATGGAAGACTCAGAAAGAGGGCTTTGTGGAATCCTTGGCTTATCTACAAGGCAGAATGCATGGTACAATAACTAGTATCAAAACTCCTTGGAATTCTTTTAATGAAGCAACAGTTAATGGTATAGAATGGCATTCTACTACTGTTATTGGAGCTAGACCAGCCACAGGTAAAACTATTATTAAAGATTTATTAGTAGCTGGGGCATTTAAATGTAATCCTTCAATGTCTTTTAGAGTTTTAGAATTTCAGTTTGAGATGGTAGGTAGAGTATCTGCAATTAGAAAGTATTCAGGTCATACAGGAAAAACCTATAAACAACTTTGTAGTGGTGATGCAAAATTAAGTGATGCAGACTTTGAAGCTTGTAGAGCCTTTGCTAAAGAACAAATAAAGTATCCTATTGACATAGTAGATGAACCCTGTAATATCTTAGAATTTAAAGAAATTATTGAAGAATACATGATTGAACATTCTAGTTTAAATGCAGATGGTAAAAGAATCTATAAAAATACTATTGTCACATTAGATCACTCTATTTTATTAAAGAGAGCTCCTTTTGAAAAAGATGTTTATGACACTCTATATTCATTAGGAGAAATGGTAACAACTCTTAAGAAGAGATACCCAATTGCTTTTATAATAGTTAGTCAACTTAATAGAAATATTGACAGCCCTGAGAGAAATGAAGATGGAAAGTATGGTAACTTTATTTTAGAATCTGATTTATTTGGAGCAGATGCTTTGCTTCAACATGCAGATACATTAATAGGACTTAATAGACCAGGTAAACAAAAAATTATTTACTATGGTGTAGAAAGATATATTATAAATGGAGATAAAACCATAATGGCTATGCATTTTCTTAAGTCAAGAAATGGTGAAACAGGTGTAGCTTTTTTTAGAACTGAGTTTGAAAGAATGAATATTGTAGAAATAGATACACCACCACAACAAGTAAGAAAAGTAAGAATATGATAACAACCTATGGAGTAGACAAAAAAGAGAATCTTAAGTTAATTAAAGATTTTCATAGTAAAGCAATGTTGGAAAATGGTGATGCTGATAGTATCATTATACCAAAAATGGCCTATAGGCCTACAGGAAAGACTGAAGTACATATCAGTTTTTTTCACAGTGAAATTAGTAGAGGACAAGATCTTTTTATTGAGTTCACAAATAGAGACAATGTTCCAGAAGATATAGAGAGAGCTTTATATTTATGGAGATTCAACCCTCACTTTGATGAGGAGTATGAGAAAACAGAACCAGCTGCAGTAACAGGACACATAAGATATCTTGTACCTGTAGATGAATTAAAATTAATTAAGAAATATAGTATTTCTGAACCTACTGTAGAAGCCCCTATTGCTCCTCCAGTTAAAACAAAAAAGATAGAGACAAAGACTATTGAAACTGACTTTGACTTGCCAGATTTAAGCTTAGATCCTCCTATTAATGAGATGACTATGCTAGATCTTGCAGCAATATTATTGAACAAACCAGTTAGTAAAAAAGAATGGCTTAATAACATAATAAAAAATAAATAATGGAAAATAATGAAGTAATCAAAACAGAAGCAGACTTAAGTAAGTTTCTGACTACCTTAATTGACTCAAAGAAGTTACCTTCTCATATTAAAACTGTAGAAGAAGCTTTTACTATTGCTCAAATGGGTAAAGAATTAGGCTTTCCAACAATGCAAGCATTTCACTATATCATACCTATTCAAGGTAGATTAAGTTTAAGTGCTAAAGCAATTGGTGCATTACTAAGAAGAGGTAATATAAAGTTTTATACTAAAGAAGATGGTGTATATGTTTATCCTGATGGATCTACAGATATTATATCACCAAAACCTGATGGTACTAAGCCAAGTGATAGAAGAACTACAATTGTTTTTACTAGAGATGGTATGAATGAAACATGTTCATTTACATGGAAAGATGCTACTCTTCAAGGTTTAACTAGTAAGGATAACTGGACAAGAATGCCAAGAGAAATGCTTTATGCTAGATGTCTTGCTAAAGGTGCTAATAGAATTGGTGCTGATATGTTACTAGGTTTGTATACTGCAGAAGAACTTGCTGATACTTTCTTAAAAGAAGAACAAGTTAAAAGAAATGATGATGGTACAATCTCAGAAGTAGTAGATACAAATTATACAGAAGTTAAATAATAACATAATAACATAAAAAATAAATAACATGAGCGGAAAATTAAGTACAAAAGACATCAAAGTTGGTGGAGAAGGAGTTGCTAAAACATTAGAACCAGGATCTCAAAAATGTAAAATTAACAATGTAGCCCTTGAGGATTTTAAATACAAGGAAGGTGCATATAATGTTTTATTAAGTTTAGAAAGTGAATCAATGGGTGATGCATTTGAAGGCTTCTTTATTAACAAAGACAAGCCTGAATTAGGTAGACATGCTGGAAAAGTAGGTACAGTTAAATTAACTGAATGGGCTTTTGCTGATGGTGAAACTAAATCTGGTATTGCTGTAAGCAGAGATAAAGAATTATTAAAAGCTCTTAAACAATTGTGTATTAGCTTAGGTTGTGATTCTTGGTTAGATAAACAAGACAATAAACATGATACAGTTGAATCATTGTTTGCTGCTTTTGGTAAAGACAAGCCTTACAAAGACACTTTATTTAATTTCTGTATTGCAGGTAAAGAATATCAAAACAAAGCTGGATATAACAGCTATGATTTGTATTTACCAAAATATAGCAAAGATGGTGTACCTGTTGAATCTTTAACTGCTGAACCAAGTAAACTTATAAAGTTTGCAGAAGGTACTCACATTAAAAGAAAAGCAGTTACAGCTGTTAGTGAATTTGGAGATGCTACTGATACATTAGATGCATCAGGTGGTCTTATCACAAATTCAGGAGCAGACTTTGATCTTTAATATTAACAAGGGGAGCTAATAACTCCCCTTTTATACTAAAACTATGTTAAGAATAAAATCATTGATTACAAGTATAAGTGAAGTTCCTAGAGAATGGGTCTATGAACATTATTTAAACTTAACAGAAAAGCTGAGTGGGCAAGACATAAAGATTAAATCAGTATTTAATCCTAATGACAAAACTCCTTCAATGTATGTATATTATTCAAAGAACACAACTTATAGATATAAAGACTTTTCTACTGGTAAAACAGGAGATGCTTTAGATCTAATACAGCAGATGTTTAGCTTAAGTACTCGTGGAGAGACTGCTTATAAAATAATTGAAGATTACAATACTTATACTCTTACTAATAAGGAAGATTATAGTATAAGAGAATTTAAAAGACAAACTAAATTCAAAGTAACAAACTTTGCTACAAGAACCTGGACTAACCTAGATAGTAAATTCTGGGGTAAATTTCATATAGGCTCTAAACTTTTAGAGTTTTATAATGTAATGCCTCTAGCAGAATATAAACTTTCAAAAGAAGAAGAAGGTGAAATAAAGGAACTTACTATTAAAGGTAGTAATATATATGGTTACTTTAGAAAAGATGGCTTGTTGTATAAAATTTATCATCCCTATACAAAGGATCATAAATTTATTAAGATAAAAGATTATACTCAAGGCTCAGACCAATTAACTATGGAATTACCATATCTAGTTATCTGTAGTTCATTGAAAGATATAATGGCTTTTACTAAACTTGGATATAAGAATGCTGAGGCAATAGCCCCGGATAGTGAAAATGTTTTGATACCAGAACATGCTATCACAGCATATAAGCATAAATATAAAGGTATCTGTACTTTATTTGACAATGATAATGCAGGAAAGGAATCTATGAAGAAGTATAAAGATAAGTATGGTATACCATATGTTATTCTTGATATGTCAAAAGATTTATCTGACTCTGTAAGAGATCATGGCATTCATAAAGTTAAAGACCAGTTAACCCCTTTATTAAAAGAAAAGTTAAATGGATGAGTTTCAAGATTGGTTAATGACATTAGAACAACAGGACTTAACCAATGAACTTAAAATGGAAATACTTTCAAAGCTAGATGGACTTATTGATAAAGAACTAATAATAATGTTAAAAAACTTAAAAGCATGAGTTGGATATATAAAGGAAGAGTATTTGAAGATAGGGACATTCCAGAAAATGGAATAGGTTTCATATACCAAATGTCTGTTATACTTGATGGTAAATCTTATACTTACATAGGTAAGAAGAACTTCTTTTCTAATACTAAAACCAAACTTGCTAAGAAAGCTATCTCTACAGACAAGAGACTCAAAAAATACAAAGTAGTAACCAAATCTGCTTACCAAAATTACTATAGTAGTAATGATGTACTCAAAAAAGCACATAAAGATGGTATGCTTATTCAAAGAACTATCCTTAAGATATGCTTTAGTAAAACTGAATTAACTTATCAAGAAGTTAAACATCAGTTTGAACTAGGTGTATTAGAAAATGATATGTACTTGAATGGCAACATATTAGGTAGATTTTACAAACAAAAGAAATAATGGCAAAAGGATTAGAATTAATGCTAAGATTAAGGGATCTTGGTATAGTAAGTATATATGCAGAATTTTCTGGTGGTGGTGATAGTGGAGCTATTGATAGTATGAATTATCACTTGGCAGATGATACAATTAGTAATCTATTTGCTGAAGCTAATGAAAAACTTGATAGTGATGTAAATGATTATTGCTATACTTTACTTGATAATGGAAACATAGAAGATTGGTATAATAATGAGGGTGGAAATGGTACTTTAAGTATAGATACTAAAACTGGTGAATATAGTATTGAAGTTAATATTGAATATAGGAGTTATACTACTTATAATCATGAAGGTACTATAATTGAAGATTAATGTCACATCCATATGACCATAGCCGCTCCTCTGCTAAAAAGTGGGGAGGGGAACCTGAAGAGTATTTACAATATCATGAATGGTTTGATGAAACTAAAGCTTGGATAGGTCACTCCTATCACAGAATGTTTAGACATCACTCAGAAGGTATCTTTCAATTAGAAGAAATCTTTGGAAAGTTCATGATTAACTCTATAGGCAAAAGAGTATATATAAGATATATTGGAGAACAACATGTCAAAGAAGACTGTAACAATCACATACCTTCAGCTAAAGAATGGCTGGATAATATATCAAACAAAACAACACCTTTATGGATGATCAAAACACTAAAAATAGAAGACTAAAAGAAAAATTAGTTATTGATTCTGAAGCTTATGATAATTTATCACAAATGTTAAATAGTACAGAAGAAGATCAAGTAGTTGCACTAGAGTGTATCAAGAATGTAGACCAAAAAAAATCATTAATCTATACTTTATTATTAAGAAAAAATAATTTAAAAACTTTTGGATTATGGCATGAGCACTGTTCTAAAGTATTAAAGTATCATGCATCTTTAGGTATTTCTAAAGATAGTAATAGTATTAGGTACAATGACATAATGAGAATTATGAAAGAACAAGATAATAAAGAAGAAAATGTAAAAGTTTTCATGAAAGACTTTGCTAGATTTCTTAAAGATAGCATGTCTACTACTCATTTTGATTTTATTCATGATGTACAAATTGAAATAACCTTAAAAAAACAAGATGAAAAACAAAAGTGAAGAACTAGCTAAGGCTAGTAAAGATTTGATGTTAAAGGAGGCCTTTTATGGTCTCTTTCTTATTATGCTTAATAAGCAATGGAGTACAAAAGTACCTACAGCTGGAGTAAGTAGACTAGGAATTAACTATCAATTATATCTCAATGAAGAATTCTGGGATAAGTTAACTCCTGATCAAAGGATAGGATTATTAAAGCATGAGATTTTACATATTGCTTTCTTTCATATCACAGATTATGATCACTTAAGTGATAAAATGATAGCTAATATTGCTATGGATATAGAAATCAATCAATATATTGATAGTATCTTCTTACCACCTGGGCCACAACTTCCTGAAGTATATCCAGAATTAAACTTAGAACCTAAGAAAGGTACTAAGTATTATTATGATAAGTTGATGGAGGCTAAAGAGAATCCAGGTACATGTCCTAATTTGGATAAGATGATTGAATGTAATGAAAAAGGAGAAGGTGGAATCACTGTATCTATTAAT